GACTTGGACTTCTTGGCTTGGACAACTGCCTTGGTAGCCGTGGACTTGGCGTCAAAGTACTTGCCCAACACAGGGCCGAGCGAAGAAACATCGTCAACAGTCTTGCTGACCTTCTTGATGAGCGCAACCGCTGCCTGTATACCTGCTAGCGCTGTTAGAGGGTCAATCACTTTCGACCTCCGCTACTTTCTTTGGTTCGGGCTTGCCCTTCTCGCGCCATTTTAAGCACCAGACATCTTTGCGGTCAGATGACCATGACCACCTCACGCACTCAAAGATTGGCGCGGGGGCTTGTGCCACTGGCGGTGGAGGCGGCAGGACGTCCACAATTTAATTACCGCATTTAATTAGACCAGAGTCCCAGTCTTCTTTTGGGACATACGCCCCAAACATCCACAAAACTCGTGACGTACCACCTACCACCTCAGAAACAGCGTGCGCGTGCTCAGATGCCAAGTAGCAATGAAGCTCCCCAACTTCCAGCGGTACAGCTTTGCCCTCAAGATGCAGTACACCACCGCTATCGGCGGCGCGAGTCAGTACGTTGCAACGCAAAGCGGCAAAACCATTTGTATTTCTTGGGTCTTGGTGTTTGTAAACGTCCCCGCCGGGGAAGGTACAAGACACAACAACACCATCTCGCCCGTGCCCTTCAATCAACCCGTACTCAGATACACCACAAAACTCTCTGATACGGGAAGAAATGGCGCGTACAAGCTCTGGGTATTCGTAGCGCTCCGCATATAAACGTGATGTAACTCGCTTAGTATAATTATGATCTTTCCGGCTAATTCCAACATCTAACCATTTATTAACTACGCCCTCGTCCGCCCACGCATTTAACTCGTCACACTCTTGGGGCGTAACGAAGTTTTTATGGCGCTCAAGGCGAATAGCCATATTTACAGCGTTCTTGGGCCATTCACCCAACATGTGGCTGAGTAGCGAATGCCTTTGGTTACAGGTGTTACCTGATGTCGCAAAAACGATGGGAATGCAATTAACGTTCCGCGCTTCATTTCTACAACATCATCTCCATCAAATTCAAACGTACCACCCTCAAAATCTTCGGGATTAGACAATAGCAAAACCGCGCTTAGCTTTCTAACATTTGGCGTTTTAGCCAACGGCATCCAATCTTCATGCCAACCATAAAAACCGTCTATGTCGTAAGCTGCAAGCTGCACCTGCTCTGGGCGACCTACTTGAAATCCCCACCCCGCACATTCATTGGCGTATAGAGCGTGGTTATACATAACGGACTCAATCCAATGATTTTGTGCTGCCCAACAAATTTTTGAAACCCGCCAAGAAGGCAAGACTAAATTATTATCGCCAACATACCCTTGCATTTCTTGTAAAGATTTGCGCTCTTCTAAAAGAATATCGCACATGGCTGGGGAAACAGCGTTGTCCCATTTCCAGTACCTAGTATATGATTCGGTCACGCAAATACTCCTAGTTTATAAGGGTTTGGCCAAACCAGCAGCTAGCGGATTAGTAACTCCAGCAGGGATCATTGAAGGGTCTAAAACATCTTCTTCTCTTTCACCAGTGCGTAACGCATGAATACAGCAAGCAATAGTGTCATCTTCCAGCGCTTTGAGGTAATGCGCTTTGCCTTTGGTGACGTAAATCATGTGTGGGGCTTTAAACTCGGTTACGCTACCCTCAACATCAACCGCCACACTGCCCTTTGAAAGCATAGTAATGTGGTCAAAATTATGTACATGGCCCTCGTTCTGATCGCCAGCTTTTACAAAATGCATTTGTCGAATCCAAAGATTACTTACGCAAACCATTTTTGTTTCCGGATAACTCATAAAGTACTAACCGCAATCGTTGTGGGGTCCACAGCAAGAACATTAAATTTAACCAAGGCTGCTGCAACCTTTTTTTCAAACTCAACTTGCTCCCACATTGCTATGTTTGCCGCACTATCGTTGGAGTTTTCTGTCGTATTGCTTTGTGTAATTGGCTGCACAAGCGCAACAATTTTATCAAACCCTGTTGCACTTGCTAATTCCTGCTTTCTAGCATTTATCCACGTTGGTGCTCTGTGTTGAATCTCAGCGTCTAACTCAGCCACTGTCAAAAATGATCCGTTAACTATAGGAACATCAATTGCATAAGTTGCTAAATTTACACCGTCCTGTTTGTATAAAACTTCAATTTGTCCATTGTCTGCGTTGGCAGAAATAATTTGATAGTCCATTATGAAATTCCCCCGTTTATTGTTCCAGTTGCTAAATATGTAATATTAGAGTTGCCTGTTATAGCGCCGCCAGCCGCGCCGCCGGGACCACCCGGATAAAAGGTCGGGTTAGGTGGTGGCCCTATGCTTGATTTGGTAGCCATCGTACCGGGCGTACCGCCACTGCCGTAAGAACCACCAGCGCCACCATTGCCAGCCCTATCCCCGCCAGCAGAGTATCCGCCGCCGCCCGGCCCTGCTGTTGTTTGCGTCCCTGCCGTTCCGGGAGAACCATAATTCCCACCCGGACCGCCACCAGCCGCACCAGCACCTCCACCGTTGCCCCCAAGACCTCCGCCGCCGCCACCGCCAGTAGCATAAGCAACAGACTTTCCGTAGTTATATTGCGTACCAGCACCGCCGCCACCACCGCCGCCGCCACCTGCAATACGGTTGTTATTTGTTATGGTGATAGGTACAGAAACGCTTAAAGCAAGACCGCCACCTGAACCCGGGCTTCCACCAGTGGGTGGTTGATAGGATATGCCACCGTTACCGCCGCTGCCGCCTTGTCCTTGGATGGTTCCATTGTTAACAAGCTCAACACCATTCGGGAAAGCACCGTTTACGGTAAGTGCTGGCGTTCCAGTGCTTGTGGAATAAACAAATATTCCCGGATTAATAGTGGCAACAACTTTAGTCGTCCCGGGCCACCCCGCAGCTACTGCTAGTGAACGTAAGTTGGCGTTGGCTTGATTGCTCGTAATGGAGAACGGATACGAATTAGACTTGCCGCTTAAGTTGGTAATAGAAATAGTTGCTGGGCTTGCGCCAACACCAGCTAAGGTGCGAACAGCGGCATCATTTAAAGAAATTGTCGCGGTTGAAGATAAGCTCAACTCAGTGTTAATCTGAGAGAACGACAGCGAATTGCCGGGTACGACTGGAAGCGTCATGCTGGCCCCTTATGGTGTGCCGAAAGCGGTGATGTCCGCCAACGTAATCAAGTTGCCCGAAGAGTCCATCGAGGCGATGTTTGTAGCCCCGTACTTGAAGTACAGCTTGCCGCCAGACTCAACGATAGAAAAATTTGTTGTAGCCAGCGTTGTTGCTGCCGCAGCCGTCGTGGCGTTGCCCGAGGTTAAACCTGCTGCTGTACCCGTGATGTTCGTTCCAACCAAGGCAGATGGTGTACCCAGAGCGGGAGTTACCAGCGTGGGGCTTGTGCTCAGGACGGTGTTGCCTGTGCCGGTTGAAGTGGTTACGCCTGTGCCGCCATTGACAACTGCCAAAACTCCGGTCAAGTTAGCCGCCTCAGTGGTGAAGAAGTTTGTGCCGTCACTGAACACCAAGAGTTTTTTACCCGCCGGGACAGCGATACCAGTTCCCGCTGCGGTTGTGTTGCCCAGCACCGTGGAGTTGTAGATCGTCGCTGTGTAGGCAGTCGTGTTGTAGATGATGTAGGTCTTCTCCTGCGGGGGAGCGTAGACGGCGAAGTTGGCGGTAGTTGTGGTGGTCAGTGCAATGACGGCATTTCGCGCTTGGTCAGGAGCACCGTCCAGCGCAGTAAAGGCTTGGTTGGCCGAGGTAACGGACACTGCCACATATCCAGCAATAGACGCCTCAATCAGCGTGCCGAGGTTGGTGTTGGTCGTGGTGTTCCACGTACCGGCCTGTTCGCCAGCGCCAATCAGCTCAATTCGTAGCGAGGGGGAATAAGTGCTTGCCATAATTATCCTTGCGCTTATTTTGCCACGACTTGCTCTAGCGCGGTAACTTTGGCGTTCAGTTCTTTGATGGCCTCAATCAACAGGGGTACCAAGCGCTCGTAGCGAACAGTCAAGTAATTCTCATCAATTGGGGCTGGAACCACAACTTCCGGCTGAACTGCTTGAACTTGCTGCGCGGATACACCAACTTCCAAAATCTTTTCGTAACCAAACGACTGAGCAAGCTCGTTGGCTTCGTAATAAAAGCCGTTGAGCGTCAGAACTTTAGCCAGCGCATCAGGTATGTTGCCGAGATTTGTCTTGAAGCGATCATCCGAGTAGTAGGCTGTGATGTTGTTGGTTGCACGAATCTCACCTGCTGTGGTGGATGCTGCTGTACCTACACCAACTGAATTGAACTGCGAGTTCTGTGACGTGCTGGTAAACGTAGCTGCTGAACCAGATGCGTTACCTGTCAAAGCGGCTGTAATTGTGCCTGCGGTAAAGTTTCCACTTGCATCACGCGCAACAATTGCAGACGCAGTGTTTGCTGATGTTGCTGTAGTAGCTGAGTTGCTGACTTTTGACGCCGTAGAAATTGTCGCCAGCTTTGTATCAACAATAGCGGCTGATGCGTTAATGTCTGCATCGACAATCACCCCGGCAGCAATACTTGTTGCATTGCCCACCGAGGTTACATCGCCTGTCAAGTTGGCGTTAGTTGTAACTGTTGATGCGTTACCTGTTAAAGAAGCGGTAATTGTTCCTGCACTAAAGTTTCCTGATGCGTCCCGGGCAACAATGGCTGATGCTGTGTTTGCGTTTGTTGCTGTCGTAGCTGAGTTGCTAACCTTTAAAGCCGTAGAAATTGTTGCCAGCTTGGTGTCCACAATGCCAGCAGAGGCGTTGATGTCTGCGTCAACAATCACACCAGCAGCAATACTTGTTGCGTTTCCATTGGACGTTACATCTCCGGTCAAGTTGGCGTTTGTGGTGACGTTGCCCGCTGTTAAGCCTGAAGCAGTGCCTGTCAGGTTGGTGGCTGTGCCGCTTGATGGTGTTCCTAGTGGCCCACCCGTGTCAAGTATTCTGACCCAGCTACCCCCGTGAGCAAAAAACATTGCCCCATCGGCATGGCTGTGAGCCACAGCACCATGAGAAGTAGACGCAGACGGGAAAGCCGCTTGATTAGCGTAATAAAACGGAATCATACTTCCGACTTGCGGGGCAGTAATTGCACCGTCGTCGGCCACAGTTACTAAACTGGTTTGAATGATGTTTCCGGCTGTGCTATCAAATCTTACAAGGGCGTTATCTACGGTAGTCAAGCTGCCAGTAATATCGCCGTATAAGGCCCGGTCAGATGGGTAAGTGACAAATACGTCTTTTGTTCCAGCAGAAAAATTTAACGCCGAAGGTTCTGTTCCAGAACTGTTAGACAAAACAGTTGTTCTGGCTAAGGTCGTGCCTGAAGAAGTGAACGTACCAATCCCAACCTCCCATTCGGTACCTGTCTGGGCTGCAATGGTGTAGTAGGTAGTGTTAGCGTTGCCAATTGCGGCAAAAGACTGAAATCCAGCCGATGCGCCAAGAAGCGTCACTGTTCCAGTGCCCGTCGTGGTGGTTGTTTCTTTTACCCGGTCTGCAATAACAAAAGCCATATATATCCTTGATCTGTCTCAACTAAAGACCAATTAGGTGTTTACGAAGTTTCTACCAAAATCCAATAAACGGCGATTACATTTCCAGCAGCGCCCGATGCTTGAACCCCGGTCAGTGCCACAGTTCTGGCCCCTACGCCAGCAGTGCCTACATTGCCTGTAGCTCCAACACCAGTAAGCGCAAACGATCTAATAAAATCAACTGTACCTGTCGCGCCCGAAGCTGCAACGCTGGTTAGAGCGGCTGGTGTTGCACTAGGAGTAACCGTTCCAACTTGACCGGAACCCACCAAACCCAATAACGCCAAGACTTGGCTTGAAGTTACAGACTCAACATTACCAACAGCCTGCGTACCTGTTAGAACTTCAGTCACAAGCCTCTCAACAGTTCCAACCCCTCCAGCAGCCCCTACGCCCGACAGCGCAACTACTACACCACCATTTGTAACAGTACCAACACTTCCAGATGCCGTTACATTCGTTATTGCTGCTTCTAAACCTGAAAGAGAACCAAGTAGTCCAGATGCAGCTACGCCCGTAAGAGCAACAGTAAGAGCGGGAGCTACTGTACCGACTAATCCTACAGCTTCATCACCGGATGTTGCGTCCAACTCGTTGTAGATTACTGTCCCAACTTCGCCAGAAGCTACTACACCTGACAGAGCAACAGTGTTGTTTTCTGTTACAGACCCAACATTGCCAGACGCAACAACACCCGTCAGGGAAACGACGACTACGTTCTCACCAAGCGCAGCAAACGGAGCCTGAGCAAATGCGGATATACCAAACATGGTCTACGGCTTGCGCCGCCTCCGCTTAGGTTGTTGCCAGACGCAGTAACGCGGTTGATGTAGTGTTAGAAGGCATTGTCAGTGTAAAAGTACCAGCAGTGATGGTTTGGGAGCCAAACGTATGGACACTGATGGCCTTGTTACTCTGAGTTGAGTTATAAATTAACACACAGTCGAATGCGGTTGGCAGTGTCACTGTGGTGTAAGTAAGTGAAGCTGAAGGCGTGAAGAACGCCACACCGGCAGTTGCCGATGTGTTAGTCGAAGTTGGAGCCGTAGCATTCGTTACCGTTACGCCACCCGCCGTGTAACCCGTACCGGACACTTCGTTAGTTGCCGTATAAGCAGTGGTAGAGGCGTTCATCGTTGCTGATGCCAAATACAGCGCCGCTTTAAGCGTGTCTGTGGTCGGGGAAGTCAAGCTGGTGCGCGAGGTAAGCGTTGCGGTGCCGAGTTGATGCTCGCCAAGCATAAGCTGGCTCATAAACGAAGTGCACATTGATTGGGTATTTGCCATGATAATTCCTTAAAAAGATGCCACTGAGCTAGTGAGCGTTACAGTTTTCTTCAAAGTTACATGTGCAGAGCGATGAACAAGTTCGTCACCCTGCCAGTATTCAACCCATGTGGTGAATTCGTTGTCGTCATCAACTATACCCTCTTTTTTGTCAAGAAGCGAGTCGTCAATGTTGCCTTTGGTTGTGGTTACAAGCATGTTGGTCCTTATGAAATTCTAATTAACGCGGATGAAACTGTGTTAGCTGGCATCTCAACAACAAAGGTGGTGGTCGCCACCTTGTCAGAGCCGAAGTCCAGTATAGCAATCGCTTTGTTGCTTTTGGTGACGTTATAGATTAACGCGCCACGGGCCGTGAAATTGGCAGGGTTCCATGTGGGATTGGCAAAATCAACAAAAGCTGTTGTGCCCGAGATTTCAACCGTAACGCCTGTCAACACATTGCCGCCTGCTGTGTAGCCAGTACCGGATGTCTCGCCTGTTGCCGTGTAAACAGTCGTGTCTGCGTCAAGATTGGCTGTCGCCAAGTACAAGGCCATCTTGAGCGTGTCCGTTTCAAGGTCGTGAACGCCCAGCAAAATATCCTGCTTAAAGCTTGTGGTGAGCGTCTGGTCAAATGCCATATCAGATCACCTTTTGCTTGTACTGGCCGTCCCGATACGCATCTCCGCGCTCGAGTCCGTCACCAAGTCGTTTGGCCTGCGCCAGAGCTTCTGTGTACTTGCCGTTGTACAGGGCGGTCATGTCGGCCTCACCCTTCATGAACGTGTTTGCCTCTACCAGAGAGCCATACAGAAGAACAGGATCGTAATTATCGCCAAGCCAAGACGTGCCAGCCGTGACAATTGACTCAGGATAGTAGAAGTAATGCAGCTCTACGTAGTACCCGGCGTCTGGCGTTGGGCCAAGGATGAGCGATAGCTCGGTGGTAATCACTGAGTTAAGAACTGTTGGCCCAAACAAAGCGTAGTATTTTGGCTCGCCTGTTTCGTTTGGGGTTGGGTACGCTTGACGGATGAAGTTTACGTCTTTGTTGAGCAAGTACTCGTATGTGCCAGTGTCTAAATTTGCGTTGGTAACACCCGTCACCAAGGCCAACGAAAACACGGACAAGAAGTCGTTCGGCAAGGACACGTACTTGTTGTTGGCCGTTATCAATGAGTACTGACTCTTGCG